CGCACCAGAGGTATCGCGACCAAGCACTTTACCAGCAGTAACGCTCTGGATGTTGGCGTATTGAACAGTCCCAGAAGGTACGCCACCAGGAGCCAACCCAGTGATCGTTCCATCTCCTGATAGCACCATAGTCATGGTTAAACTCCTAAAGCTGTTTTAATCTCATCCACCGAAGTGGCGGCATCAATCTGAGTTTGGATGGCTGCATACTTGTCACGGATGACTTGACGCTGGGCTTCTGCTCCATCTTTAGCAGGTCCTGGGATCTGCTTCATGATGATCTCATCCAAGGGCTTGAACTCCGCCTCACGTGCTTGACGGCGCAGATCATGGCCGACTAATTTTGCTTTGGATACGTTGATGGTAATCATGCTTGTGCTCCGTTGATCTCAGCTTGCTGAACAGCAATCAGTTGGTTGAGTTGCTCAATGCGGGTGACTTTGGTTTGCTCCCAATTAGCAAGAGCATCTACGTGGGCTTTTGCATTGGCTTCATTCTCAGCAGTCACTCGGGCTACGTAGGCATCGTAGGCGGCTTGTCGCTTCTCTTGCGTATCCATGGTCTCTGGGAAGACGATGAGATCAAAAGGTGCTGGGATGCCAGCCACAGGAGCCTCTGGTGCTTGAGCCTCATTAAGTGCTTTGATCTCGGCTTCGTATTGCTCAATGAACCAAGACTGTGCCCCTACTCCGTGGCCGTGGGGCTCTGAGAAGTCGGCTTCAAAGGCCTCAAAGAAGGTGTGGTCAGTAGGTACGTCTGCCTCATCAATGATGAGATGTGGTAGGCCTGCTGGTACGTCTTTGCGGGCAATCTCCTCAAGTGGGATGCCGCAATTAGGAGCAGGGTAGACGATGGCGATGCCACCACGTTCGTTTGGGTAGATGATTACTTTGTTCATTTTGTTTGTTCCTTGGGTTAGCGGAAGACTGAGACGCAAAGGTAGTCATTGTCAAGCGCAGCACTATCACTTGCTCGCATATTGGAAAAAGTGAAGCTGGATGTTGATGGTACAACTTTCGCGTTGGATGATCTATTGAAGAAAGACACCGCTGTTTGTGCTGTGTAGGCTGGGTCACCTTGGGTCGTCAAGTTGACCGCGTAGTTAACGTCAGGCATGGCCGTTGCAAAGTTTACAGTGTATACGCCAGTAGCATTTCTTGTGATTGAGCTAACGTTGCCGTTACCCCGCAGTACGCCCGTTGGTCCCGCAAAGTTCGCCCAAGCGCGACAACCGTAGGCGGTGGCGACAGAGCCGTAGCCTGAGTTCATCTTGAGGTTGCCGTACCCATCAACGCTGAACACGTCAGTCAAAGTTACCGCTGCTCCAGCTGAACCGCTAAGAGCACTACTAAACGTATGCGCACCGTTGTATTGCTGATAGTGCGATGCAATGTTGGTATTTAAATACCGGAGAACTGCTGCAGAATCAATGTAGAGATTATTAGATAATCGTGTTTGAGTATTTCCGGAGCCGTTGTAATCCCATAAAGCAGTAGCACCACCAAGTTGGAGTTGCTTTGCACTGGGCCACCACGAAGCTGGAGTCACGCCACCAAAACCCACAGTTCCCGCAGCGTCTACGTTAATCGCAGTCGCCCCACTAGCTCCCGTCTTGATTTGCAAGGTGCCCGTTGTATCGGAGGTATACGTCAAGCCTGTGTTGATCGTGGTTCCTGCTGAGATAGAACTCATGGAGCCTCCTTAGAAAATGATCTGGCGTGAACCAGAAGCAAGAGTGACGGTCACACCACTGGCGATAGACAGAGGACCCACGGACATTGCGTTGTATCCTGCGGCCACCACTACGTTAGATGTCACCACTTGCGCGTTAATCAATAAAGCCTTACCACCCTCTGCGCCATTGGCACCACGCACGTAGTTGAGATCATCAACGATCACGGTGCGCTCAGTGGGTTGCGTCACGAAGACGTCTTTCACGGCACTGGTAAAGTTGACCAATGCCCCAGAATTACTAGATGACAGTACCGTATCTCGACTCAGCGTGTTGCCTGCTGAGGAGTAAGTACCGATGCCGACCTCCCAGTTCGCACCACCTTGGTCTGCGATAGTGTAGTAGGTCGAATTGCCGTTACCAATAGCGGCTAGGAAAGATTGAAACCCAACTGCAGCACCTGCAAGAGCAATGGCTCCAGTGCCTGTGGTGGTTGTGGTCTCTTTAACCCGGTCTTTAACAATGAGAGCCATGATTGCTCCTTACAAGAACATCAAACAAAAGAAGGCCTTGAATAATCGAAGGCCCTCATAAATGGTCAAGCCATTTGTATTTAGTTGCTTGTGGGAGCCAACTCGATTTCGTCTTCTTTGAAGTAGCGTGCATGCTCCACACCGGCCTCATCTAACCAACGAACCGGGATCTGAACGTCGCCAGTCTCTTGGTCTACACGAAAATCACCATCGACAATGCCTGTGATTGGCTTGACGATTTGTTGTACAACTGCGCCTTTTGCAAATTTAGCCATGATTCAATTCCTTAGATTAAACAGAAGCTGTGTAGGTCACAGTCAAGGTGTTGCCGTTAACAACGGGTTGATCACCACCGGTAAACAAACCAGCAGAGAACAAGGTACCAGTTGCGCCACTCTTGGTGGCATCGGTGTTCAAGAAGCAGCCCTTGATGGTGGTGGAGCCGTTCATGTTAAACACGAGACCTGCGCTCAGGCTCTTGGCCTTGGCAGCTGCTGCTGACCATGCAGTCGTTGGGCGAGCCGCATTGCTGTAGTTCACATCCTCAGCCCAACCGCCGTGAGACGCCATGGTGTCTGCAACGTTAGGACCTGTGGTGTAGCTGGTGGCTGAGATCAGACCCATGTACCAAGCTGCTGTGTAGCCGCTAGCAGAGAAGTTGTTGTCAAGCATTGCGTTGCCACCGACTGTGGTGACAAGGTTGCAGACTGTATCAGACCACTTCTTCTCGAGTGGAATGCCGTTGAATTCTTTCTTCAACATGGCCATGCGTGAGCTAAATAGCAAGCGAGTGATCAAGTTCGATGCCTCAATGTCTGCGATTTCGTCACGCAATTTGATGTAGCGAGCACGGTCATGCTCTTGTGGCCCAACGCAAACCGCTTCGTACACGCCTGTGGCATGTGCTTCCTCGACGGCGCTTACGGATTGGCTAACGGCAACAGCTGTGGCTTCAGCTGCATCGAGGTTTTCGGCGGAGTTCTTGTCCATGGTTGGTCCTTTGCAGATTGATGTGCTGTGACACTCTGCACCAACCGCTTAGAACCCTACTCGATGTCTGGCAGGATTGGTTCGGCGTAGCATCTGCAGTTGTAGATCATCCCAGCATGTGTCTGGGTGCCATCTGAGAGCGTCGGTGCTGTGTCCCAAGGGATTATAGATCCGTCCATCTTCGCATGGCTTTCACGCACACTGCCATCCTTTGATGTGCGCCAGATGTAATGGGTGGATCCCACGTGCTTGGCCCTGACCATGGTGAGGCCAGCTGCTGTCCTAGCCACCTCTGTCCTAGCGATCAACGTTGCCTTTGATTGAGTGACCTTGCCAGTCTCTAAGATGTCATCAGCAATGCTCTTGGCGCGTGACGAATCGATCAAAGCCTCTTGAGTTAGCTTGTGGACTCGGTTGGCTGCATCGATGGGCAGACTGGTGATGAGTGTGACTTGCTCATTCAAGAAGGCGCGTAGCGCATCGCCCACAGGTGCATCATTCAGCTCTTTGCGCAGTGACTTGCTGAGACTATCACCCATTTGAACCCAAGCAGCTTCGTTCTTTCGAGCAATGCGCTCCACCATCTTTGTGGCCACTGCTCTAGCCCATGGCTCAATGGTCTTGGCATAGTTGTGCAAAGCGCGTTGCAGTTCGACTGTGTTAGTGACCGGCTTACCGCGTTGCACCATGCCTTTGACGATTGAATCGATTTGACGTGTCAGGTTCTTAAGGATGCGGAGATACTCAGCCTCCATGCGATTGGCTACAGCAAAGCGCTCTTTGGCTCTGCGTCTTGCTGTGCGATCTGACTCGTTGTTTGTTGCCATGTTAGAGACCGATGTTGTCTTCCATCCAACCAAAGGCGCCAAAGTAGTTCAGCGTCTGGCTGGCGTTGTTAGTCACCTTGAAGATGTACTTCGAGTTTGGCTTCAAGACCCATTCAGCAGGCAAGCCTGAAGAACTGGCTTCCTTGTTGGCGCCATAGATCTGGTCAGTCGACAGCAAGGTGCCTGCTCCTATGATCGTGGGGCCTCCCCAAACTTGCGACTGTGGAACGACAGAAGACTTACGGTTCTTGTTGTAAGCAGGCAGCTGCACGCCATTAGCTGACACGACAGCATCCTCGAAGAACTCGATCTTGACTGGCGCATTGTCGGTCTTCAAGATGTTGTAAACCATGTGCACGTCTAAGGCACCGGTGATGAACAGCAAAGATGCAGAGGCCCCTGTTGCCAAGCTGTTACCACTTGAGTGCCAGAACAAGCAGCCACCATGCATGCCAGACACAATATGGTCCACGGTGCGAAGTGCTCCGTAAGGATCTAAAAAGTTGATCAGTACATCGTTCTCAGCAAGAGCCCGGCCAGTGCCCGGATCCAAGTTCAAAATCGAAGGTTGCATCATTCATCCTTTGGTTGGTTGTCAGTCTTAGACTCAGCGTCTGATTTAGCTTCTGATTTAACTTCACCAGGCTTGGCTTCTTCCTCGGCTGGTTCTAACTTGCCAGACACATCGGGCTTAAGTGCACCTGAACGGACCTCAGCCACTTCAACATCTTCTGGGACTGGAGGACCTTCCATCTCAGCCTCTTTGATGTCGTCATCAGTGATGTTGCTGAAGTGGCCGGTGATGCGGCTCAGTTGCTTCAGTTCTTTGAGCGCAGTTGCTCGGCTGATCAAGCCACTAGCTTCTGCATTGCTGATCGAGCTGCTCACTGAAGATGTGACCTCTGACTTTTGTGTCTCAGTCAATTGCCATAGACTCTTGAACTCGAGGCGCGTACCTTCTTCGAACTTGATACCCAGTGATGCGGCCATGGCGCGATATACCTTAGTGACGCCAACACGCAGCTCTTTCTCTTGCTGTTGCTTGATGGTATCATAGTAATTGCGTAGGTCGGTGTCTCCTGTGCTGAAGCCCGTAGGCTCTGTCCAAAGAGACGGACCAAGGGGATCTGAAGGGCACCAGAAAGCTGTTGGCCAAATTGTGTCAATGCATCAGACAGACCAGAGAAGGCCCCATGCGTCGCAGCACTCAAGTCATCCTTGGCATCGATCAAGGTCATGCCCTCAATACCTTGGAAGCGGCGCATCATGTCTACATAGCTGACAATACCGTTCAAGGCATCGCCACCTGCTGCAACGGCTTCGCGAAGCTGCTCGATCTTGTAGGTGCGGATGTAGGACTTGTAAACCAGTTGCGCAGCACCTGTTGTGGCCGAATCAAATGCGATCATGCGATCATATAAGCGCTCAAGGACTGAAAGTCCCCAAAGGTTCTCCATGAGTCGCTGCCAATATGGCAAGCGGATGCCTTCTAAGCGAATGCAGCGTGAGTGGTGGATCTTCATGCTTGACAAGGCAGGCGCCTGGGCCGTCACACTGTAGTACTTGGGCAGACCTAAGCTGGGTCCGTACTCAGTCACCAAGTCACCCATGCTGGGCTCAACCATCCAGCGGTCTAAAGGCATGAGACCACAGAACTGGCCCTTGCGAATCGTGTTCAAGCGCAGAGGTGTAGCAGTATCCTGGCCATCGATCAAGATCACCGCAATGCAACCACCGTACAGGCGTGCCCATTTGATGGTGTCGTTGATCGAGTTCCAAACGCCAAGTGATGTGGACAGCTCATCGATCTTTGCAATGTCGTCTGGAGAGATGTCACCTTGGATCTCTACGCCGGCGCGCGTCATGTCATCAGCAACAACGTCCACGGCCACACCACCAAGCCACGAACCGCGATGCACCCATTCAAGCAGCGTGCGGTTACGTGTAATGGGGTTGAAGCCATACGTCGAGGACGTCATCGGGTTGTCTGCACCAATGCCTAAGTTGTGGGCAAAGTTGACAAATGAGTCTTGTTGCTTAGCCTTTGGACCTTTGCCCGAAGCTGCTTTGTCTCTGGCCTTCATATCAGCACGGAGAAAGCTAGCTGCTAAACGTTGGACGCTCTTAGAGCGAGGAGGATTCTGAGCCATCTTGTGGTTCCTTTAAG